GCAAGAGATGGATGGGTGATCATCACTGAAGGCGATGTGACCGATTATCGCAGAGTTGAGTCTCACATTCACGATTGCGAGTTGGAAAACGGTTGGCAAGTTCACGAAGTTGCCTATGATCCTTATGCAGCCACGCACCTTGCAAACGAAATGCAGGATGATGGATATAGCATGGTCGAAATCAGGCAAACAATGGCCAGCCTTTCTGAAGCCACAAAGCTTTTCAGAGAATTGGTAGCTTCCGGGAAGCTCGTGCATGATGGGAGTCCGTTGCTGCGCTGGTGCATTTCCAACGCGGTGCAGATCATAGACAGCAAAGAAAATCTGATGATCTCAAAGCGCAAAGCTGTGGATACCAAGCGTGTGGACCTGTTGACAGCCATCATCACTGCGATGGTTCGTGTTCAGGTTTTGCGTGAGGCGTCTGATTTTTCAAAATACGTGATGTCTGATGACTTTGGGTTCTAGGTGACAGCATGAAAAAATCAAGATTAAATGCACGAGAACGAGCAACGCTTCGCGGTATAGGTGATGAAGTATTACAGTTACAGCATGATTGGCCGCGCAGGCTGCGGAATGCATTGCTGTGTCTTGCTTATTCTGATCCACAGTGGATGATGTGGGTGGAACGCGAGATCGACGAAGAGTCTATGAAGTTGCAGGAAATCGCACGTTTGGTCGAAGCGCGTGCGCGAATACTGGTGCTAAAAGCTCATCGATATTTTGGCAGACAGTGCATTGGTAACTATATTTTTCGGGATGACTGGGTTTTCACGGACCGTGGCAACTTGGGCCCAGGGTAATTTGTAATAATTCGCATATTGCATTCGTAGATTGTTTGTGCTAAACTTTCGATAGGTGGCTGGCAGGGTGTCCCCCTCATTCTGTCACCACCTATTATAAAAATTGAGTGACTGCTGCATTGCGGTCGATGTCGAAGTAACGCCCGGCGATAACCTTTTGGTTGTCGCCGGGCGTTTTTGTTTTCACCAACCAAGGACTTTATGCAAAATCCTGTTTACCCAACGATACCAACAGCATTTCTTTTCCAAAAGTTTGCCAACATTAACTGGAAACTTTATGGGAAAACCGAAGGCAAGCACATGGGAATTGACATTACCACTGTCAACGGACAGCCTGGTGCTTCTATTTTTGCTGTGCAGTATGGATTGGTGGTCGAAGCAGGGTACTACGACCAGGGCGGATATGGACGCAGAGTCGTTATTGAGCATGAGGACAAGCAATACTCGACCCTTTATGCTCATTTGAAAGATGTCCTTGTTAAAGCGGGTGATGTTGTTGAAGCAGGTCAAAAGATCGGCACAATGGGCGGAAACCTTGAAGACAAACAGCGCGGTGCCAGTGAAGGCACACACCTGCACTTCGAAGTGATCCTGCCTGCGCCGGTGAAGAATTCCATCCGAACATTCAAGGGGTGGTGTGTAGATCCGATCCCATATCTCATGCAGAGATATTTCCTGTCCCCGATCAACGCCATCCGTGTGACCAGTGTCAAGGGCTTGCGCGTGCGCACCCAGTCCAATGTCACAAGCGCAAGCATCAACACGCTGTACCAGCATGATGTTGTCAACGTGATGGAAGTTTTACCAGCCTCGGGCGGCGAGCAATGGGTGAAGCTTTGGACATTGCGCGATGAATACTGCGCCATCAAATACAACGGATTGGCCAATGCCGAGTTTGCCATGCCGATCAACCCTGCGCCTCAACCCGACCCGGTGCCTGATCCTGAGTCTGGAACATCCGCCACCTTTGATCAGGGCTACGCCAAAGCCGTTGCTGATATGAAAAAACACCTAGAGGGAATGTCATGACAAACGGTAATAACGAGATCATTAAGAAGCTTCGCGATGTCATTCAGAACGGTGGAAACATCGACGTTAACACGCGCGACGTGCTTTTATTTTCTGCAATCATTGATATTTATGACCAATACGAAATCACGCGCAACGACACCAAATCATTGCGGGATGATATGCGTAAAGAATTTACAGCGGTTCGCAAAGAGATGGAACCCGCGTTGAACTTTACGAAAGTTGGTGTCTGGGTGGTTGGTGCTTTTGGAGTCTCGTTTGTTGGGCTTGTGTTCATGATGCTTACCGGTCAGGTGGAGTTGATCTTCAAATGATCAACCGTCTTTGGAATGCTGTGCTTGCCTGGATACGCCAGAATATTGGGTTGTCTGAATTATTTTTCCTTGTTGGAATGGCTTCGCTTTACAGCGGATTATCTGCCCTGCTCTCTGCCTCTTTGGCTCAAACCGTGTGCGGGGCCGTTCTTGTTTTTTTATCTATTCTGATGGCGCTCAAAACTTCATGAAAAAAATACTACTTTCCTCGATGAAGAACAAATATCGCAATCAACCAGCTGCGATTTTAGGCGGCGGGCCGAGTCTTCCCAATGACATGAAACGCCTGCCCAAAGATTGCTTGTTGATCGCGGTCAACTATCACGCTTTTTATTATTGCGAACCCACCTATATGGTTTACAACGATGCGCCAGAGACCAACTCGCTGCAGGTCAAAGCGGTGCAGGAGCACAAAGCCATCCATGTGAGTCCTGAGCCTTCGACCGATGTGATCTTCGATGTGCCTGACGTGTGGACCGGTTTCTTTAGCTCGAACACTGCGGCATGGTTCGCGTTGTGGATGGGCTGCAACCCTGTCATTTTGTGCGGCATGGATTGCTATCAAGGGCCGGTGAAGCATTGCCCGCCCTCCACTTACCACTCGGAAATGTTTGATTTTCCGCTTGATTTTTACACCCGCCCGTGGGTGGAGGATTGTAAAAACTCGGTGCCTACCCCGGAACGATTACGCGCGATGTCTGGCCCGTTGACCCACGTCTTCCCGGCGTATCAAGGACAAGGATAAAAAATGGGACTGCTTACAAAATCGTTTCGCTCTGCCCCTGTGACGCCCGTCAGTGAAGCCGCTGCGCAGTTTGCTGGTTATGAATTTGGCTTAAGCGGCGGCGTGATGACCACCGCGAACCAGGTTGTTTCTGCGGAAACAGCCAAGACCATCGCGACCGCGTACCGCTGCAAAAACATTATCGGTGATGACGTGGCCAAGATGCCGTTCCAGATGTTTGTGCGCAATGGCAGGAACGTGGAGCATGTGAGTCCGGATGCGTTGCTGCGCAATATGGCCTACCTGTTGGAAGTGCAACCCAACCGCTGGATGACACCGTTTATCTTCAAAAAGACCGTGATGGAATGGCTGCTCTTTTGGGGCGATGCCTATATTTGGGAGCCGCGCCAACGATATCGCGAGTTGTTTATTTTGTCCTCCAATGCGACCCGCCCGCAATTGGACAAAGGTGGCAATCAGTATTACGAAACTACCTTCCCTAGCGGAAAGAAAGACAAGATCCCTGCGGTAGAGATCACGCACTTGATGATCAATTCGACCAACGGACGCAGCGGGCGCTCTGTGTTGGAGTATGCGCGTGAGACCTTTGGACGCCAGCTGGCGACCAAGAAAACGCAAAGCGAAGTGCAAGGCAGCAGCGGGTTGAAATCGCAGGCTTATATCCAAATGGATGCCATTTTGGATAAAGACGGCAGAGACAAAGTGCGCACACAATATCAAGAGGCGTTGAATGAGACCGGGCTGGCTGTGTTTGACAAGAAGGTTGGGAAGTTCGAGACAATCCAGATGAAACTGACCGATGCTCAATTCCTTGAGGGCATACAGGCCAATGATGTGGACGTGATCAACTTCTTTGGCGTGCCTGCTTACAAGCTCAACATGGGCAAAGAAGCCTACAACAGCAACGCGCAGCAGGATCTCGATTACCTGAAATCCACATTGGACCCATACCTGGTGCAGTGGGAGCAGGCTGGGCGGCTGAATTGGCTTTCCCAAAAAGAGCAAGCCAATAGTTATTTCAAGTTTGTGCGTGAGTCTTTGCTGCGCACGGACGCAAAAACACGCGCAGAGCTGAATGCAATCAAGATCGCATCCGGGCAAATGAACCCGAACGAAGCCCGCGAGATCGAAGACGTGAGCGGCTACGATAGCGGCGATGAATTCTGGATGACCCGCAATAATGCAAGCGTTCGCGAACTGATCAATGCCGAGCTTGCAGCCATACGATCAGCCCAGCCAGTCAAGAATTAGGAGCAGCATGAAAACATACGTTTTGCAAGCCTTTATGGAAACACCCTGGGCAATTTTGCCGAGCAAGCTGGCCATGTTGGAAGAGATCGTTGCACGGCATGTGAGCGGTGAAAAACTCAGCGCCGAAGAGATACAAGCCCGTGTGAATGGGGCCGTGCCTCCGCAGAATACAAAGGTCAACAGCGTGGCGGTGATGCGAGTCTTTGGAACCATCGCACCACGAACAAACATGCTGACCAGTATGTCTGGCGGTACGACCGCTGAAACTCTTGGCCAACAGTTTGCAGACCTGGTGAATGACCCGCAAGTGAGCGCCATCGTTTTGGATGTCAACAGCCCGGGCGGGCAGGTTGGCGGCATCGAAGAGTTATCCAAAAAGATATTCGATGCGCGCGGAACCAAGCCGATCGTGGCTGTGGCCAATCATTTGATGGCGTCTGCTGCGTATTGGATCGGAACTGCGGCTGATGAAATTGTTGTTACACCGTCTGGCGAGGTTGGTTCCATTGGAGTCTTTGCCGCGCACCAGGATATCAGCGGACAGCTTGAGAAAGAGGGCGTCAAAGTTTCTCTGATCAAGGCTGGAAAGTACAAGGCTGAAGCAAACCCGTATGAACCGCTTTCGGAGGAAGCCAGAGCTGCCATTCAAGAAAATGTCAGCGATATTTATGGCTCGTTTGTGGATGCAGTGGCACGCAACCGCGGCGTGAAAGCGGCAGCTGTACGCACTGGATTCGGCGAGGGCCGCGTTGTGAGTGCCAAGCAAGCCATCGATCTTGGAATGGCTGATCGAATTGGGACTCTCGATGAAGTGATCAACCAGCTGCTAAATAACAGCACGATGCCTGCAACCGCGCAGGCCAATCAAATTATCAACGAACCGCAGGCGCTTTCGCCGCGGGTGGAACCTGTTGAGGTGGAGTCTATGCCTGATGCCAGCAATCAAGCAGAGACAAAGCCAGACCCGCGCAAAGTACAGCGCAAATATCTTTATGTTCAAAAATAAAAGGAGAAATAAATCATGACCGATCTCAAACCGTATTTTGACCGTGCCAAGGCTGATAGTGACGAAGTCGCCCGCTTACAGAACGAGTTGAATGCTCAGTTCAACAGCGGCACAGACGAAGGCATTCAGGCCGCGATCGATATACAGCCCGCGCTGGAAGCTGCAATCGTCAAGGCTGAAAACAGCAACAAGCTTTACCTGACCATGCGCAATGCTGACAACAATACCAGCAACGCCGCCTCGCTGTTCGTTTCCGCGAATAGCGAAGAAGAGCACGAGGATGAAAAGAAAATGACCCTCGCTGCGTTCAACGCCCTGCCTCCCCGTGAACGTATGACGTTCGTAAAAGCTGGCGGAACAATCGAAGGCTAATCAGCCAACGCCGAATTATTTAACCAATAAAAAAGAGGTAAATAAACCATGACCACTAACACACTCACTGGGTTGATCCCGAATGTTTACAAAGCCGCTGACCGCGTTTTGCGCGAACAGACTGGCTTCATCGGCGCGGTCTATATGGACCCCTCCGCCGAAATGGTCGCCAAAGACCAGAACATCACCTATCCCATTGTCCCCACAATGGCTGCGACAGATGTGACCCCTGCCGCCGTTGTCACTGATCCGTCTGGTGTGGCTGTTGGCTATGGAGAAATGACCATCTCCAACGTCAAGAAAGTCGCTTTTGCCTGGAATGGTGAAGAACAGGCATCCATCAGCTCTATCTATGAAAACGTGAAACAGGATCAATTCTCTCAGGCATTTCGCACGCTTGCAAACGCCATCGAGTCTGATCTCTTCCTCGCTGCAAAACGCGGCGCTTCGCGCGCCTACGGCACTGCTGGCACTACCCCGTTCGGAAGCGCTGCTGATCTGACCGATATTGCCCAGGTTGGCAAGATCCTGCGTGATAACGGCGCGTGGACTTCCGACATGCACATGGTGCTCAATACCACCAGCGGCGCGAAGATCCGTGGGACACAGTCCAACCTCTTCAAAGTGAATGAAGCGGGCGATGCTGAACTTTTGCGCGAAGCAAAGCTCGGACGCCTTGAAGGATTTGACCTGCACGAATCCGGCCAGATCGTTTTGCACACCAAAGGCACCGGAGCCAGCTACCTCGTTGACCTGACCGCTGGTTATGCGGTTGGCTCTGAAACCATCCACATCGATACCGGCACTGGCACCGTCCTCGCTGGTGACATCCTGACCAACACCAAGACCAGCCGCGACACCAACAAGTATGTTGTGAAGACCGGCTTTGCTGGTGATGGCGATGGCGACATTGTGCTCGCCAAGCCCGGCAATCAGGTTGCCTGGGTGAATAATGATCCCGTGGCCGTTGGTAACAGCTATACCGGCAACTTCGCTTTCGAGCGTAATGCCATTCACTTGCTGACCCGCGTTCCCAAACTTCCGAAGGAAGGCGCTGCAGGCGAGCACACCGTCATCACTGATCCGTTCAGCGGTCTCTCGTTCCTGTTGTCCATCTACCCCGCCTATCACAAGGTGATCGTTGAGATCTCCATTGCGTATGGCGTGAAGGCTGTCAAGTCCGAGTCCATTGTGACGTTGCTCGGCTAATCTGTAAGCGTTTCAGGGCGTCCTTCCACGCTCTGCTGATGCACCCTGCGGGCGTCCTCCACGTCCGCAGGGCAACTCGATAAGGACTTTATGGCCACCATTCTCACCTCTGCCCAAGCCGAAAATGCGCTGCGTGTTGCCAGCGGGGATGCCCGTGTGGCAGATCTGCTGCTGCAAGTGGACAAGATCATTGAACGTGCCACAGGCCGCGATTGGACGCAGGATACTACCAAGCATCCCATTGCCGTTTCTGCGGCAACGATGCTCTTGGTGCAGATGTTCGAGAACCCGGCCATGACCGGCGACTCGGCCATGATGGCCTTTGGCCTGACCAACGCGCTGGCCATGCTCGAAGCGGAGGCCCTGAAATACCGCAAGTATGAATTTGAAGGATGCACGGGCGGCGGATCGATCTGGCTCCCCGGCGCGCGGGAAGGGGATGTGGTGATCAAACTTGTGGGAGTCTATGGTGCAAGCGGTGATCAGTCCTCAAAGTTCGAAAGCGCCATTTCGGAAGAGCGACATATTGTGCAAACGTCCTCTGAAGATTATGCCGAAGTCCATTTTGTTGTGGTGCTGAAAAGCCCCGCGGATGATATTGGCGTATGAAACTCGGCGGACGAATGACCAACCCCGGCGAGCTGCGCACGCCAGGCACGCTGCAAACATCCACCCTGTCTAAAGATGCGGGCGGGGCGCAGGTGGAAGCGTGGACAAATTTCGCCACGAACCCGACTGTGTATATCAAGATCAAGTACGCACACGGTCCGGAGTCTATTTCTGCGGACGCCAAGCATGCGGTATCGCGAATGACGTTGATGATGCGTTATCGCAGCGATGTACATGCAGGCCATGCTATTTTATTGGGCAGCGATCGCTGGAGGTTTATATCTCCGCCTGACAACATCGATAACCGCAATGAATATCTAGAGATACAAGCCGAGCTAGTGACAGGAACCGTGTAATGGCCAAGGGAACGCTAACCTTCAAAGGTTTGAGCGATTGGATGGAGCAACTTGCGGAGTCTGGCCAGAATGTGGATGATGCCGTCACGGAGTTGCTTGGCGAAACGCAACCATTCATCGAAAGTGAACTGGTAGCGCAATTGAAAAAGACTTCAGAGGCGTACACAGGCGAAACAGCGTCCACCATTGAAGTCAGTGGTGTGCAACAGGAAGGTAATTATCTTTTTGTTGAAGCCACGGTGGGCGGCAGTGAAGCGCCGCAGGCATTTTATAAAGAATACGGCACAACGCGCCAGGCTGCAGAGCCGTTTGTCCGTCCAACTTTCCGAGGGCATCGGCTGAAAAACAAGCTCAAGGAAGGCATGAAAACAATCATGCAAAGGTTTGGTATCAAGTGACAACTGTCTTTGAACGAGTTGAAACCGCTCTTGGAACGATTACCCCGGCTATATCCTTTGCATCAGCGCCCTATAAAGGCACACTTCCAGATGCATACATCACGCATCAGCTGATCAACTCGCCCGCTGAGCAACATGCCGACAACATCGAGACTGAACGATCGTACACGATGCAGCTCAATTTTTGGGATAAGGCGGGCATCCCGTCAACCACCAGCGTGGACGCCGCCATGAAAGCGGCAGCATTCCACAAAGGCAACGTGCGCCAACTTCCGCAGGATCCGCTAACGCATCACTACGGGCTGGCGGTCGAATATGTTTATTTTGAAACACAGGAGTAATTAGCTATGGCAAACGAATCAGAAAAGAAAGTCGTTGTCGGTGTCGATAGCGCAAAGATCGCATTCGTCACTCAAGATGATGCGACCGCTTATATCGCCGGATCACCGCAAAGCTTTGCGCCAACGATGGAGCTGAAAAGCACTCCATCCAGCGCAAGTGAAACTCTGTATGCCGATAACGGACCCAATGACAATGTCTCCGCTGAAGGCGAAACAGAGATCGAGCTCACCGCTCCAAACTTTGACGAAGCGTTAATCGCCCAATTGAAAGGCGCAACTTTTGACAGCGCTACAGGCCGTGTGTTCGACAATGCGGACCCTTCACGCGCTCCGTATTTTGCGCTTGGGTATCGCTTCAAGAAATCGAACGGGCATTATCGGTACCGCTGGTATCTCAAGTGCCGCGTGGAACCGCCTGGTGAAGAGGCACAGTCTCAGAGCAACGCGGTCAACTTCAAGCCGCAGACCTTGAAGATCAAGGCTCTCAAAACCATTTACCAGTTTGATCTGATCGGTGACGGTTCTTTGATGGACGGTGCCAAGCGCGTGCATGGTGATGAAGACACGGATAACTTCTCTGCCACAACCTGGTTTGACGCGGTGCAGGTTCCTGTGGCTGGCACGCCTGCCTCGTTCACTCTCACGCCTGTACCTGCTGATGGCGCGACCGGCGTTGTTGTTTCTTCCAATTTGACCTTCACCTTCAGCAACGCGCTGGCTGGTGGCCGCGAAGCTGGTATCACGCTGATCGATGCCGACACAATGGCTCCCGTGGCGTACGCACGCACGATCAATGCCGGGCGGACTGTGGTCACGATCAATCCCACATCCAACCTTGGTGCGGCAACGGATTACCTGGCCATCGTCCACGATGTTGTGGACATCCACGGTCAGGCATTAGCTGATGTGGTGATCAACTTCACCACGGCGTAAATACAAACAAGGTGACAGTCATCCACATGGGTGACTGTCACCTGAAGCAGGAAGGAATATATGGCTACACCGTTATTAGTAATTAAGCTCACGCTTTACGATGAAAATAATGAAGTTAAGCGCGAGCTGGTACGCACCTTTATCCCTTGGGGAATTCTTGAAGTGGCGCTCGATCTTCAAGAAGACTTTTCAAGCATCGAAACCGATGGAAAAGGAAATCCGGTCAATATTCAACGAGAGCAGATCGAGAAACTTACAGAGTTTGTTATGTTCCTTTTTGGCAACTCTGTCACTTCTGAAGAATTGAACCTTGGTGCCTCATTGCAGGATATGTTTTCCACGTTTCGTCAGGTGTTCGTGATGGTGGAGCAGAGCATGGCGGCAAACCCTACGATCGGGCAGACAGCGAAGAGACGGAAGAATCTGCCCCAAAGATAAAGAACTGGGCGCGCAGGGTCAAATACATGCTGCTGGATACGGGCAAGTTCGGATCGATGCGCGAATTTGAATTAACCAATATGCGGAGCGTGCTGCTTTTCCTCATGGAATATCCTCAATACAAAAATGAGCAGCGTGACCCTAAAGAATATGTGCCAGGCGACCAAACGGATTTTGCATAGGACATTATGGGCGAAGCGATAGAAAAACTCTCAGGCAAGCTAGGCGTTGACACCACCGACTTCAAGACCAATATAGCGGCGGCGAACCGTGAACTGCGCCTGTTGGAGTCTGGCTTCAAAGCAAACGTTGCTTCTCTTGATGATTGGTCAAAGTCTTCCACAGGCATGGAGTCTCGTATCACGGCACTCACAAGCAAGATTGAGGTTCAGGGGCTCAAGGTTGCGGCCTTGCGTGAAAATTTTGAGCGCATCAAAACCGAGCAGGGTGAGAATAGCCGCGCTGCAAAAGAAGCAGAGATTGCGCTTAACAAAGAGACTGAGACGCTCGGAAAAATGAAAGCCGAACTATCTACGTCAGAACAGGCGTTGCAGGAACTCAGCCAGGCTGAAGACGAAGCTGGAAGCAGTGCGGAGGATGCCAGTGGAAAGGTATCATCATTCAAAGATGTGGTTGGTGGGATTGGTGATGTAGTCAAAGGCGCTGTTGCGGTTGTTGCAGCCTTAGCCGCTGCTGTAATTGCAGTTGGTGCGGCAATTGGCGGGCTTGTCTTCAGTAGCGCAGAGGCAATGGGCGCGCTTGATGATCTATCAGTAAAAACAGGACTTTCTTCTACGCGGTTGCAAGAGCTTGATTATATAGGCAGGCAGTTAGGCGTGTCACAGGACACGATGGTTGGATCGCTATCGCGTCTCACACGCACAATGTCTGGCGCACAAACTCAATACAGCGATTATGCCTCTGCGCAAGCGGAAGCCTTAGCTGCAGGCGAAGAGTTTGACGGTCAACTTGGCGATAGTGCGGCAGCTTTTGATAAATTGGGCGTGAGTGTTGTAAATGCAGACGGCAGCCTGCGCGACAGAGAGGCTGTATTTCAAGACACGTTGAAAGCGTTGGGCGGAATATCAAACGAAGCGGAACGCGATGCGCTGGCGATGTCTATCTTCGGCAAAAGCGCGATGGAACTCAATCCACTCATCAAAAGTTTTGATGAGTTTCCGCGAATGACAGAAGAAGCGCATAAATTAGGCGCAGTAGTGGGTGAAGAAACCAAATCAGCGTTTGCAGATTTGGATGACACGCTTGCGGGGTTGAAGATGGGGCTACAAGGCACACTCACCACGTTGGCTGGGAATTTCCTGCCTGGCTTCCAAGCGGTCTTCGACCAGGCTGGAGGATACCTACAGCAATTCAAAGGCATTGTGGATGGCTCAGGTGGCGACATTGGCAAGATGGCCGCGGGAGTTGGCGGACTGATCAGCACCATCATCAGCGATGTGGCTGCGCAGGCTCCGCAATTAATGCAGACAGGCATGACTATTCTCATGTCCATTGTGGATGCAATTCTACAAAACCTGCCAATGATGATTACCACGGGAGTCGAGTTACTGCTCAAGCTCGTGGATGGATTGATCACAGCCTTACCTTCTTTGGTAACTGCTGCACTTCAGGCAATCATTGCATTGGCGAATGGCTTGACCCTGGCATTGCCGACCTTGATACCAACCATTGTGCAGGTCATTCTAACGATTGTGCAGACTATAGTCGAAAATCTGCCGATGCTTATCGATGCTGCTTTACAGCTTATATTGGCTTTGGGTCAGGGACTTATTGCTGCCTTGCCAATTTTGATCCCGCAAATCCCGGTCATTGTCCAGGCCATTTTTGACGCAATAATTTTAGCCTTGCCAATGATTTTGTTGGCGGCAGTAGAACTAATCAATACATTAATTTTAGGACTTTTACAAAATGTTCCTGCGCTATTTACTGCGGCATTTGATATTCTGAAAACATTGGCTGAGTATTTATATAAAGACGGACCGAAAATGTTTATGGATGTTGGAAAGGCACTGATTGATGGCATGTGGCAAGGAATCAAAAATAACTTTGCTCAAATGGTCTCCAATTTCAAGACGTTGGTTGGAGGCATGGTTGCATCTATAAAAAGTGTTCTTCTTATGAAATCACCGTCTAAAGTTGGGATTGATATTGGTTCCAATCTTATTGGCAGCATCGGCATGGGCGGCGAAGACGAAGCGCCCAAAGTCCGCAAAATGCTTGCCCGTCAAATGCTGGGCTTGGCTGATGATCTCAGCTCTGTGTCAGCTCCACAGATGGGTGTATCAGCTACAGGCGGAGTCGGAAGCGGCTCGCAGATCAACATTGGCGACATCATCATCCACGTGCCTGGCACATCCGCCACACCTCAACAGATAGCTGTAGCCACGCAGGATGGTGTGCTTGCAGCCTTGCGGTCCAAAGGCGCTATATAAATATTGTAAATAAGGAAATCTGATATGGCAAAATTTACCCATGACGATGTGCTGGATGCTTCGCCAAATGCGATCAAGAACAATGCGACCCGGATCTGTGTGTGCAGTGCGCAGCCCACGACCTATGCTGAGGCAATCACCACTTATAAACTGGCGATCAAGACGATCAGCAGTTCGGACTTCACTGGCCCGGCGAATGGTGATGTGAGCGGACGCAAGCTGACGAGCAACGCGCACAGTAATGTGAACGTTGATACAAGCGATACTGCTCTTTTTGTTGCGCTTTGTGACAGCACAAACTCGAAACTCTTGCATGTGACCACCTGTACGAGCCAGGCGTTGATCGAAGGGAATACAGTGAACATCCCTGCATTTGATATGGAATTTGCTGACCCGAGCTAGGAGGCGATATGACTATTACATCTTTGAATGGATTGATCGCCGCTTCAAAACAGCGGGTGGTGTTGCAGAAGACGGCCAGCAGGACGGCTGTGGCAAATATCCCGTTCTCGGTTTTTGACCAGGCTGGGAACCCTGGCGCTGGAACCTTATCGGCTGGAAATACGGCGAATGGGGTTGTGCCAACGGATGCGACAACGGGATACCCCCAAATTGCCGCACCGGCAAACAGCTTGTATTTGAACCGCATTACAGCACGGTCCAGCGTGGCGTGTTGGATCGATGTATATGACTGCCTTTTTTCGGCAGGCGCGTACAGCTTCAACGCTGATACTACTTTGGCGAGCCAGCCATCTTTTAGCAGTCGTGTGCCTGATGGAAATTATTCAGGTCTTGAGCTGTGGTTGGAGACTGTGGCGGCATTTACTGGCAACCAAAGCGTTCAGATCAATTATTTGGATGAAGGCGGTGCGGCTGGTGATACGGGCGTGGTGGCCACGGGCACGGCTCCGATCGCGGGAAGAATGTATGCGGTTCCATTGGCGGCTGGTGACAGCGGTGTTTCAGGGATCACCCGTGTTCGCTCGACGGTTTCCACGGTGGGGACGTTCAACGTCCACATCATGCGCTGGCTGTGGAGCGTGCGTATCAATGCGGCGAATCAGGGTGCGATGGATAATCTTTTGAAAACAGGTCTGCCATTGATCTATGGTAACAGCGCGCTGCGCATTGTTGTGACGCCAGACAGCACAGCTACCGGGCTGCCCTCTTTGCGCATGGAGCTTGCGGATGGCTAGTATCTTTCGCCGCTTTCCCGGCGATATGCTGGCGATCGATGACGATGAACAGGAGCCTGTTGCCTGTGTTCAGGATGTGATCGGGGAACAGGCTCCGTATGTAGTTGCCGAGTTCTTTGAGATCCCGACCGTTCTGGTAGTGGATGACTCTGTTCACGGGCACAGCTCGGATAATGTGAGCCTGACGCAAACGCATGTGTTGAGCGTGGCTGATGCGGTTCATGGGCATAGCTCGGACAATTTGACCCTGACGCAAACGCATGTGTTGAGCGTGGCTGATGCGGTTCATGGGCACAGCTCGGACAATGTAAGCCTGACGCAAACGCATGTGTTGAGCGTGGATGATTCGGTTCATGGGCACAGCTCGGACAATGTGACCCTGACGCAGTCTTATTTCCTTGTTGTGCAGGATGCCATGCACGCGCATTTTTCAGACTCATGCGTGCTAACCACAGGTGAAGTCAAGTCTATTACGGTCGAAACAATATCCGTAAATGAAGTGCAAGTGGACTGCATCATGGATCAGGCTGTAGAAACGGATACAAGAGTACTAAGCCAGGTTCAAATGAACGGAACAATAATGAATACTACAACTATTACTTCTTCCGTGCAGTTGACCTACAGCGTAGCCTCGGAGGTTTTGCCATGACAGATATTATTCAACTCGGTAATGAGGGAGTGAAAATAATAATCAATGTGAAAGACGCAAGCGGCGCAGCTGTTGACTTGTCTTCTGCAAGCAACTTGAAGATCAAGATCAAGTCCGCTTTAGCCACTGCCGGAAAAACATTCAATGCAAGCCTTGAAGGTGTGGGCACAAATGGCGCTATTAGCTGCATCCTGGGTGCTGACGATATCGATGCTCTTTTGACGTGGAAAGGGCAAGCCTATTACGAACTGGGAGCTTTCAAAGGCCATACACAACCCGTTGACCTATTTTATGTCGAAGGGAATTTAGCATAATGTATCGACTGATCCGCTTTGGATTTATTGACCTGCAACACTATAACCAGGTGGAGTCTATCGGTTCTGGTGCCACGCCAACCGCCTATCAGCAGCTGCCTGAAGGCGGCGCGCTGGATCTATTTGGCAGCCAGCAAAAACACCCGGGCACGGTCGAGCGTAGCAAGTCCATGCGGCTCACGGCGTCCACAGAAGCTGCTCTCGAAACGTTATTTTTCCAACTACTTGCATTGCGTGGAAAAAGAGAGCGCCTGTATCGTGAGACAGGCGCTGGCGATATCCATTGGCAATATGCGCGGTTGGTGGAAGTGACCGCAGAACGTAGCTTTGAACAGACAAAGTTCAAACGCATTCAGGATATCAGCCTGCGTTTTGTTACACAGGATGCTTTCTGGCGCGGCGTTCTAGGCGGCGTTTGGTATTTTGACTCTGGTGAATATTTTGATGCTGGATTGGCGTTTGATAGTGATCAAACCTATCCGCTAACAACCAGCCCAACATCGTTTACTGTTTCAATTGGCGTATCTTCTGATGCCGGGCGCGCACCCAGCCGTGCGGTGCGCCTTTCTATCAGTGCAGGCGCATCCAATATGAGTGCAGTTACGATCGCGCGCACCGGTGGAGAGTCCATTACATTCAGCGGCACGATCTTGGCCAATGATATTCTGGTGATCGATACCGGCACCATGCAGGTGCTCAATGATGGAGTGGATGCCTATGACGATCTTACGCTTTCTCCGAGCGCAGATCTCGCGGCGTGGTTTGCGCTTGAGCCTGGTGACAACGACATCACTGTCACATTCACCGGCGGCGGCACAGGCAAAGAAATATCATTCACCTATTACGAGGTTTGGTTCTAATGCAGATCCGTAATTATTGGGTAGATATCGAGAACAGCAGCGGCGCACGCATGGGCGCAGGCCCGCTGCGCGCTTCGCAATTCAACACCACAGACAAACTATCTGCCTGTGGTGAATTTTCGTTCGTTGTTTCCGCATCTGATCCCAACCTCAGCGCACTGGCAGAAAAGCGCGTGGCAATCTGCAAATATGTAGACATCGATGGCGCTGTGCAGACCTTTGGAGGTGGCGTGATCGATAAGATCGAGCGCGTGATCGGCGAAGATGGACGCATGGAGCTGCGCGTCTCTGGTAATAACCTGGCGCGCGAATTGATGTATCGCAGCGTGGGCACGCTGGATCTCTCTGGCGGCGGCGCTGGCGTAGCCGATGCACCCGATCAGATCATGGCGCTGGCTCCGGCGGGCTGGTCAATTACCGATGGCACCACGTTGATCAATGCCTATGCAGGATACAACGGGGAGTCTGTACTCAATGCGCTGGCAGGCATTGGTGAATACATTGGCGAACATTGGCGGCTCGGCTCGGGCCGGACTGTGGAATGGATCGGCCCAGCTAGCACCTTCCTACCCTGTGGCATTCGTGCCTTCCAACATGTCAACGACGCTGTTGCTGTGGAAACGGTTTCAGCGGTTTCTGTGATCACATCGCTCACAGAAGTCAGCGATGCCTCGGATCTACTGACGCGCGTTATTCCGCATGGCGCAGGCAATGGCGGAGTCGTTCTTACGCTGGCCGCCATTACCGACAGTGCGCCCACGGGCTATACAGTAGATGCCGCGAATAATTATGTAAAACGGGACGCCTCAGAAACAGCCTACGGTCGCATCGAGCGCACGCTCGATTTCAAAGACATTGCGCCGCTTTCCAATACTACAGCAGATATTCAGGCGGCAGCCAATATGCTCATGCAGGCCTGCGTGGAACACCTGCGCCGCTATGGAGCACCGCAAAAATTTTATGATGTGGGTTTGTCCAAAGTAGATCAGATCCTCCAAGTTGGAACTACACTCCCCCTCGTTTATCGCGTGCTGGTGGATGGTGTGGCCGTCTACGATCTCAACGCATCATTCAACATTATTGAGGCACGCAACCAGATCACAGCTGAGGGCATCCATACTGTGGGTGTGACCATCTCCACGATTGATAGATTGCCTCAGTCTGACAATGAATTTCTTGCAGCAACCATTCAAGCCAGCCGCATCGTAGCTGCCAAGCAGCAGTTAGGCGCGAGCGTGGACACGTTTACTTATCGCGATGAGATGGACAATAGCAAAGGTGCATCCTTCCGTTTTTGGACAGGTGACGAATATACATCCATCCAGCGTGCAGTGCTGCGGTTTCGCATCCAGCCGCTGCGGAGCACAGTCAAATCTGTGGCAGGCTCAAGCACTACGACAGTCAGCGGCGGCGGGTCTACCACAGCAAGCGGTGGAGGATCCACAAGCGGCAGTGGTGGAAGCACCACACCAACATCTGGAAACGAGAGCGGTAATCATTCTCATGGTCTTTTGATCGCCGCAGGGACGATCACATACGATGTTGGGTTGAATAACCTAGGGGCATTAGTGGCAAATGCTGGTTATGGCGGCGGCACTGTCAATGCGATCGGAAATAACAACGCCAACCATACCCATAATGTGAGTGTGCCAGCGCATACCCATTCAACGCCAGACCATAGCCATTCGACGCCCAACCACACTCACGATCTCACGCCAAACATCTCTATGGTTTATGGCATCTTTGAAGAGAGCGGTGCGAATACGCTTGTCCTGGCGAATCTGGTTATCAAACTCAATGGCGGAGCTGACCTGATTGCCAGCGTAGTTGATATCAGCAACGGCTGGTACGAGTTGGACATTACCGATGGATTGACCGATGCTGTATTTCGTCCGTCGCAGACCAATAACGAGATCACCATCACAACCGCAACAGCAAAGACCGCGCGCATCGAGGCGCAGCTCACCATCCGCGGCGTTGTACAGGCCGTGGCATATGGATAAAGGAGATTCATGAGAAAAAATATATTCACTTTCATTTTGCTGGCCTTTGTAATTCTTGGGCCAGTCTTGGCGCTGAACTCGATGCACGTGCCTGGCACAAACTGTCTTAAGGTCGTTTTGCCAGCGCAAATGAGCATCTACAGCGAAAGCAAATTAGCCAGCAATATTGTGGCTGAATTACAGCCCAACGATGTACTTTATTTTTGTGGAGAAAAAAATGAGCGATAACTATCACACCCCGCCCGCAGATAACTCACCAGCCAACATGAGTGTCATCCGTGCTCCATTGGCCGAGCTGGATCAGGCGATTTCAAATCTCGCACTGACTGAAAAAGATGGGCACATTATTCAGGAAGAAGGTGTTGACGTTGCTCAGCAACAACGCCTGAATTTCACCGGCAATGCGGTCGAAGTAAGCAATGACCCAGGCAATAGCGCCACGGTCGTAAATATCACCGATTCTGGACATTCCATCGAATCTGAAGGCACACCCATGACCCAACGTCTTGCGCTGAACTTCACCGGCGATGGCGTGATTGTCACAGATGACAGTCCAGATGCCACGGTTGTGGACATTACGACGCTCCTTCGTGATGGGATGGCGCTCAACTATCAGATTTCCCCTTCCGTCTCTTCCAATAACCTGGTCGTTGACTTGAAGGACATGGCAGGGAGTGATCCCTCTGCTGCAAGCCCAGTAATATTTCGAGCAGGCAATCAGAAACTTTCACTCGAAGCTGCGCTGTCGGTAACAGTCACGGCTGCTTTAGGCGACATCTTCGGCTGGGACACTGGCAAGATCCAAGCAAACGATGCTCAACTATTTGTTTATCTTATCAATAACAATGGCGTGCCGCAACTTGGTGTCTCTCCCTGCCCCATGTTGACGACTGTTGCTACGAACTTCTATTCCAATGGCAGCCAGACCGGTTCCGCTGGTTTTACCAATATGGTTATGTCTGGCACCAGGCACGCCACAAACAGCTGCAGAGTGATCGGCAGAATCAATGTGCATCAGCTCGATAATAATAACTGGCAAAATCCAGTGGTAGCCAATATCACGAACACGCCGGTATTTGAAACAGATCCAATGAACTGGACTCCTTCTCCTACTGCGCTTGCGCCTATGACACTGACCTCCCCAGTCATCGACGAGGCCTATTACAACGTTGATAAATGGGATGTGGAGTACACAGCCAGACTAACTGCAACCACAGCGACAAGCGCTTCTGCATCTGTTAGATTGACTGCCCCCATCGCCTCTTCAATTTCATCTAATTTCCCAACTACGGGCACAGCAGTGGTGAATGATGGTGGCGCCAACCTTGGAGGGACTTGCACATTTGGGTCTGCTCTATTAAGTATTGGTCGTTACGATGGCGCTAATTTTAGTTTGGGTGCCGGACGAATTGCTCGCGTTAAGGGAAAATATAGATACCAATAACAGGAAGTAAGGATAATTTGAGTAACACGATTGTATGCATTGGCGACAGTATGACCAAAGGACTGCAGGTAACTGCTCCTTTGAACGTCAGGTTGGCGATCAAATATCCTCAAGTCAACGTGGTCAATCTGGGTGCGGGAAACGACACCACCACCCAGATGTACGCCAGGCGCACCTCCATTGATCTTTACAACCCCTTCCGCGTGATCGTATGGGGCGGAGTCAATGATGCCGCGCTGGGCGTTTCTGCCGCCACGATCGAAGCCAATCTGCAGAGCATTTACGATTACTGCAAAGTTACAAAGGGTTATGAAGTATGGGCGATCACCATCACGCCCGTTGATACAAATACCACCGAGATGAACACGGTGCGAACTACGGTCAATAACTGGATTAAGGCAATGCCCAGCAATGTAGATCGTGTAATTGATGCCTGGACTGCTGTTAGAGATCCGGCTGATCCTACAAAGCGCTTGCCAGCTTATGCGGTGGAAGCTGATATTGTGCATCTAAACGACTTAGGCCAAGCTGCGGTTGCAGCCTTATTTCCTTGATGTGAGAAGTTGAATATTATTGAAAGTGGTATTGTCGTATAAATAAAATCAAATCAGTTGCGCCTTGAGCATTTCTATTTTTCTAACTTCCTCCTGCTCTTCGGGAGGAAGTTGGTTTAACAGGAATTGCCAATCTTCGAAGGCTGCATTGTCGCCGCCTTCGGGGAGCAAGCCTGCAATGCGAAATATTGTTATGGGGGAAATTTTGAAAGCTTGCGCCAGTGCGGACAATGTTTCCGGCATGGGCCTTGTGCCACTTTCTATTTTGCTAATAACTGCACGATGAAGCCCTGAATATCTTGACAAGTCAGATTGAGACCAGCTTCTTTTTTCTCTTTCAGCTTGTATCCATTCACCGAATTCTACGCTGTTCATAGTGAGAAACATTTTGTCACCTTTAGTGATAAATGCGATATAAAAGATTTGTTTCTAACTATTGACAACTAATTGCAACAGGTGTATATTGTTGCCAGCAGTTGAGAAAACGATACTAGCAAGCACTTATAGAAATAGCCCTAGAAGCCTCACAGAAGCCCTACAAGGGGTGTTACGGGCGAAACACGGTCAACGAGCCGACCACAGGAGAAATCAAGCGAATGGCGAAATACAGCAATATTCCCGTAAAACCCGAAATCTATGCTCAGGTGAAACAGATCGCAGAAGCGAACAACCGCGGGCTGGGTGACCAGGTCTCAGCGTGGGTGGAGCGCGAGCTTCCGGTTTGCGATCATCCGAAGAGCAAGGTCAGCATTCAAATCTACCCGAATGTAAATCTTAGTACTGGCGCATTTGAGACACGCAGCGGATGGTTCTGCCCGACATGCAACCGTGTGTACCAATATTCAGCGTTGGAAATGCCTGCTGTTATTAAGACCAAGAGACAGGCCAAAAAAGAGGCGGTGCAATCGTGACGCGCCCAAAGAACCCAAGCGAACTGAGTCAGCTTGTTTTGACTGCATACCGAGATAACCCAAGCGCATCGTTGAACGAACTTGCGGCGGCAACAGGGTATTCACGCACGGCTGTGTATTACCACTTAAAGAATTTGCAAGAGCAGGGCGTGGTGATCCGTGTGCGGCGTGAGCGGGCTGAAAAGAAACCCAGAAATCAATCGGCAAAAGGGAAAAGGGTCAACAAGTCTTTCAATGCTGGTAATGCTTTTCGCACAAATGCCAACAACGCAACCAGAGCAACCGAGCAGGAACGCATCAACATGGTTGTGGCAGAGGACAAGCGTAAAGAGGCAGAGGGGATTGTACCGACGGGCGTGAATATGTTCTTTGACCATCGCGTTCAGCGCGTGTTCGGGAGAAAAACCGGATGAACACAGACAACGAAAAACCGTCCACAGATGAGACCGAGCAGAAAGCTCTTGCCATCGGTGAACGGCTGATGACCATGCATCCATTCATGCAGATCGTGCAGGTGGATGTGGTGGATGGCGTGGCGCTGGTGGACCGCGTGGGTGTGGGTTCGTTTTCTTCATGCCTACAGAATAACAAAGCCTGAAAGGAAGTTCAAGAAATGGCAGAGACTTGGCAGGCAGTTGGCATCGTTTTGGGCGTTTTTATTTTTGCAATCTTTGTGGCGGTTATTACGCGCTTGTTTTCTGCGCACAAGATCGAAGGGCAGACGTTCTCGATGGTGGTGCTTGGCGTTGGGGGAGTCGTTGGGATCGCAGGCTTTCGGATCGGTTGGGACAACGTTGGATTTTTATCGCTGTGTTTTTCAGTGGCTGCTCTACCGATGGCGATCGAATATTACAGCCGGTTTATTAGTGAGCAGATCAAGGCGAATAAAGAAGCGGAGAAGCTGATCGATGTCGACCCCAGCGCAAGTAGGTAAGCAGCAGTACAAGGCTGCGCTGAATGATGCGCGGCGGGCGAATGTCAACGGCAGGCAGATCCTGCGTCGGTTGATGAACGAGGCGCCAAGTCAGTTGATCAGGGCGCTGGCCGGGCAGTTGGCAATGGAGCTGAGCGACAACGATAGCGCGCTCAATCTGCTGGATGAGATCGGTAAGACGTTGAAAGATAACAAGTAGGTCATTTCGGGAAGCGAACCCGTTTTGATAATCGCAATCGCTCCTCCAATTGGAAAGGGCCTGTGAGCAGCCAGTGAAATTCTCACAGGCACCACCAAGAGAGAGCCCCCTCCGCCCTAAAGGGCACCTCCCCCAAATGGGAGAGCGCCATTTAGGGGAGGAAGAAATTTGGAAGGGAACCTTAACAACCGAATATTCCCCGCAGCGTAACCAGTCAACCGGACAAGGTGACAAAGGCTAGTCGGTGCTAACACGGACTCGAGAGAGGCAACCGAGCGGCGGGATACTTTTTTTCTTCGCGTTGGAAGAGAGACCTTACTGAGGTTTGTCTTCTGCTGCGAAGCAGATGCACAGGATGGCCCGCCGAGAGCCTGTGTGCCGCTCTTGAAAATAAGACCTCGGCGGGTCTATGTGAAAGGAGGCCGATGCCGCCTAAAAAGTTTATCAAGATCGTTTGGAAACAGCTCGAACCGTACCGAGGCTTTCCACTATGGATCACGATGATGATGGGCAAGCCGATCTATGCAGTGCGAGTGGGCATGAAGACAAAGGCCTCGCTGATTTTGGAAGAGGTCCACGAATACGTGGATGACCATTGGAAAACAAAACTCAACTAATTGCTTGGAAGGAGCAACCAACCCATGATTGAAAATTTTTTACTTGAAGTAATTGCAGATAACCCATACCAACCCCGCACCGTGGACAACCCGGAACACATCGAGAACCTGGCGCGCAGCATCGCCGCAGATGGTCTGCTGCAAGTGCCGACAGCTCGCAGCATGGTGATGGGAATACAGCTTGCCTTTGGTCACTCACGCCGCAAGGCGTTTGAATGGCTGCGTATGAACTTTGAAAAAGAAGGCCTGACCAATCGGTACAACGGCTACACCGAAATGCCGCTGAATATCACAGAGCTGAGCGACGAGGATATGTATCGTCAGGCGGTGAGCGAGAACGTACAGCGCAAAGACCTGGACGCGATCGAGACAGCCAAGGCGATGCTCGTCTATCGCGATCAGTTCGCAAAGAACAGTGATGAGATCGGCGCGTTGTTTGGCATGAGCGGTGCCACGGTCCGCGGGAAGCTGCGCTTGTTGGATCTGCCTGACACGGCGAAGGCCAAATTGCAAAGCGGCGAATTGAGCGAAAGCGCCGCGCGATTGCTGATCACCCTCAACCGCGTTGCTCCTGATGACATGGAGGATGCCCTTGAAAATATTGTGGAGCTGCACGAAGACCCCGAAGAAACTGTTGAAAATATCTTGCGCGGGCATAAAGAAGTGCGGCGTATTTATGACGAACAAACTTTCTCGATAAAAGCCAAGTCATTCAAGCATCTGCCTGTTGTATCAGAAAAAATACTCGCCAAGATCGATGATGAAGAAAAGAAACTGCACCTGATCACACCGCCCGCTTGCACGGCCTGCCCCTGGTATGCACGTGTGGGTGGCGATGATTACTGCGGTTTCTCCCCATGCTTTGATCGCAAAAGCGAAGCGCAAGCGGCGGCCAACCTGGAAGACGCCAGCAAAAAGACCGGCATTGCGATCTATTCAGATGACGATGGCGATATGGTGGTGCTGGATCGTTGGGAGGAAACACACCGCAAGGCTGTAGAGAAAAAGGATGCTGACCTGCGCCTGATCAAAGCGGGCAAGATCCAAAGCTATTGGCATTACATCAACAACGATATTCCCATGAATGTGGCGCTCGTAGCCGTTGGAAAACTCTGCGAGAAATACAAGAAAGCCATAGCGCAATCCGAGATCGACCGCGGGCGCATCCCAGACGATGCGGACCCGAAAGCAAAAGCGAGAGCGATCAAGATACAGATGAATGAGCGGGTAGTACGTCAGGAATATGACCGCCTCATTTTTGAAACCATCGCGCCGCACTTTCTTCCGATGTTGGAGCCTGTCAAGAACGAAAGTCTGCTCGAGTTGTTGGCAGATGCTCTTGGCGTTGATAACGGATTGTTTGACCAGAGCAATCAGGCCAAGGTAACGGGTAAGGCGCGCATCAAACATTTGCAGGTTGGCATTCTTTCCGAATTATGGGAACGAGCCTCCAGCTGGAATGTGCGCGAAAAAGCCTACGCGGCAAAACTGCCTGCCACTGAACTTGCAAAGACAGCCCGCACAATGGCGGCTTCCTGGAATGTGACGTTAGGCAAGGACTTTGACCAGGCCGTGTCTGAAGCGGATGGCCGGATCAACGAGCTGCGCCAAGCCGCCATCCAGACTGCGTTGGCAGATGTTTCTGCAGAAACGCCCGCCCCAAAGGGGAAGAAATGAACGCTCCCTGCTGCCCCTATTGCCGCAAATCTGACGGCACGTATCCCTTGACCCGTGTCACAGACAAGATCGTCACCTGGCTGTGCCAATGGTGCGGCCTGACCTTTGATGTAGAGGAATAACTTATGCACCCAAAAGAAATCTACGAACGGCTTGAGCAGGAATTGGAAAACGGAGCGCTGAACAAATTGCAAAAGCAGGTCTTTACGCTGCTGAAAGACAACCCCGCAGGGCTGAGCCGGCAGGACCTGGTGTTGAAGATCTTCGGCTATTACCCTAAAACGCTCGAAGGCAATACCGACGACCGCAAGATCCGCAAGGCCATTGAACGCCTGCGCCAGCGTCTTTTCCCGATCGTTTCGACCAGCAGTAAGCCTGGCTACCGGTTGGATATCAGCCGGAAAGCCGTGGAGCAGATGTTGAGCGAATTACGCAGCCGGAAAGCGCACATCGATGAGCAGATCAACGCCACGCTGAAGTTCTACGATATCCCGATCACTTACCTGACCGACCCGAAAGAGGTCAAGCAGTTGGAGATGAGCGTATGACAAAAGTAATCGAAGTCAAGCAGGCGCCCAACATGCTCAACCCATTTATTCAGCAGGGCATCCGCGACAAGGCCGCGGCAGAGACGTGGGGAGAAAAGAACGGTCATGCCTTTGTGTATTACCTGCCGAGAAAACAAAAGGTTTATGTCGAGCGGCTGCTTCAAAAGGTGGATGAACAGGCGCAAGAGATCGAACAGAAGTCAGCGCAGCTGTTGATGTTTGCGGAGAGTGTGAAATGAGCGACAAAATTCAATATCAACCCAGTTTGGCGAATGTGTTTCTGGCACTTGCCAAGGGTGAACATAAGCAGGAACTGCACTGGCCGGTGACTTGTCCGAATTGCTTGAGCGAAGATACCAGGCCGGTGGATGAGAACCACGACCAGTTTGAATGTACTGCATGCGGTGAAGTTTTTTGCCGTCCGAACTGATATCGAATAGAGACTGGAAGGACTCTGATGAAAACAATCTTGAAGGGTACTGTTTTACTTTTGGTTTTGTTATTGACGGCCTGTGCATCACCTGCACCCACGCTGCCTGCTGAAATGGTTGCCTCGATGACTGCGCGGGCCGATTGGTACGACGCGCAATATCCAGGCACACCTGAAATGAATGTGGCGCGTGAATGCGTTACGAAGCCAATCGGCTTGTACTGGCATCCGAATGGGATCTGGGCAGTGACCTGTGAATTGCCCGAGCTGCCGAACACGTATGGTGCAGTCACGATGAGCATCTCGTACACGGTGCTGAGCACGGAACACGTCAGTGCGGCATCCGTGGCGGCGCTGGAAGATAAGGTCTTTTCAGCGGGATGGGAGGCGCAATGAAACATTATTTTTTGCTTGCAGCGCTGGTCGTGATCCTTGCGGCCTGTGCGCCTGCTGTAAACGGTGTAGATCCGTATGCGGCGGCGGAGCAGGCAAGGCATGAGGCAGAGGCCGCACAGAATAAGGCTCAATATTACGAAACCCAGCTGACGGCTACGTCTCAGGCACAGATCATTGTCATCACTCAAACATCAGCAGCCTTTTCGATGATCCAAACGCAGAGCGCGTATCAATACACCTCTACCGCAATGGCATGGACACCCACGCCTATCCCTACCTCCACACCGAACGCCGCGGCGACATTGATCATGGCGAATGCAATGGCGCAGGGAACACAATTGGCGAATGACGCACGGTTGAACAACCTGAAGGTGGAACGCCAGCAAATGAGCAACAGCTTTTGGGCTGCAGCGGCTCCTATTCTGCTGATCGTCGTCCTGCTTGCCATTGGTTATTTTGCGATCACCTTCTCGCGTGAACGCCGCAAGCAGGTTCTGGCAGGCGCAGAGGGAGACACCAGCAAGATCATGGATCGTGTGACCGGTGAGGTGATCGATATGGATGCCAACCCGAATTACACAACCGGGATATCGGAGTCTTTGCTGCGCCAGATGTTTGTGCAATGGATGGAGCGCAATTATGGCTTCCAGCCTCAACATCCGCGCATTACAGCTGATCGACAGGATGTTGTGAAGTCACGAGACCAGATGATCGACCTGAGAACGCGCACAAAGGTGAGCACGGCTGCGCTGAATAGGTTACTGGACTCTCAAGGGTTGAAGGCGCTGCCTGCTGCTACGTCTACAGCGGTGCAGGCCTCTCATGCAGTCACCTCTGAACTTGACACCTTCCCGTTGCCGAATTGGGATGCGTTGTTGAACTATCAATTTCAGGCTGGCGGAGAATTCCCGTTTGGGTCGTTTGCGCAGGAACTGGCGCGCATCGACGTGAATAAATATCCGCACATCGGCCTGGTGGGTCCCACGGGCTGCGGGAAGAGCCGCATGTTCCTGCGTCCGTTCATTGCCTCGGCATTGGCGGCTGGTAATCGTGTGATCGTGCTGGGTGACATGGTTGATTTTGTTGTCTTCAAGATGCATCCCAACGCCACGCTGGTGCCTGTGTATCAGATCACCAAGCCGGAAGACGCGGCGCAATACGTGAATGCGCTGGCAGTGATCAACAGCGAAATGGAGCGGCGGTTTATTCAATTGGCAGAGAAGGGGCTTTCGACGTGGGAGCTGTTAGGCGGCGAGAATACGCTGGTGGTGCTGGATGAGTTAGGCCCGAACCTGGACATTCTCGATGAGACGAATACACAGGCGGCGCGCTCTCTGCGTGGCTTCCTGAGCATCCTGATCAGCAAGGGGCGCAAGGCCGGCTTCAACTTTGTCTTTGCGAGTACGCGCGCGGTCGGTTTGAAAAAGCAGCTTTCGCAGGTATCTACCATCGCCTTCCGCTTGAAGGATACGGATGAGGAACGCTACGCCTTTGGTCAGAGTGGGTTTGGCGCCGAGAAACTTCCTGAGAGTTACTTCCTCTCGAAGATCGGTTCGTCCGTGCGGATGACTGGTTCCTTCAATCCGTCTGATCAGCAGCTGGCTGAGTTTCTTCTACAGCACACCACCAAGGCGCTGGCCAAGCCGACCTGGATCGAGGGTGTGTTCAAGCCGGTTGAACAACAGAGCCAGATCAGGGCGGAGGAAGAGGCGGTGTCTCTTCCAGAAAAACTGACGGACGCCCACGATGAGATCAAAGAGATGGCAGAGTCGATCCGCGGGAATTGGTCACCAACGGCTTCAAAACGCGCAACAGCCCGATTGCTGGGCAAAGAGTACGCGGGGTCGTTTGCCGCCAAGGTTGACCGCATTATTGAGTATTTAGGCGCTACTACTACTGCTTCTGGCATGAAAAGCATTGAAAATGGCAGTTTTGAGCCTGTAGCGGCGTAGTAGTAGCGCTTTGAGAGGTGCAAGATGACGATTGAAAAATTTATCAAACTGGTGAGTGATATGCGTCGGGCGCAGTTGGATTATTACCGGGACCGCACGTATGGCAAACTGGTTGCCGCCAAGGATCTGGAGCGGCAGGTTGACAGTGCGCTGCGCAAGGGCATTGAGCCTGCCACAGCTCAGCATCTCAATGAGCCAGAGCAAAAGCAGCTATTTACGGAAGGTGAGCAATGAACAACACAGAAACACAAAGTTTTGGATTTGGGCGCTGGTTGATCTATGGAGCCGCAGCATTTCAGGCATATCACATGGGCAGAGCATTCCATGTGTACGATCCGAGCGGCTGGCATTTTATGGGCGTCAACTTCGGTGGGTTGATATTGGGAGCCATCCTGAATGTGATCGTGGCACGAACAGCCACGCAGCTTCCTGCTATCTCGGCGACATTTGCCACGCTCAAAGAGTTGTTGCCAAAGGCATCAAAGAAGTCGGATAAAAAAGGTGAGCAGGCCAGATCGCGCGCGCTGAAAAAGATGACGCTGGCGATGAAACAGAATGCATACTCTCAATTTGGTTTTTACATTCTTCTGAGCTTTTCAGCCTTGATGGTGGCACCAGCGCTGTATATCTTATGGACAAAGACTTTGCCATTCCCGCCGATCTTCATCGGGCTTATGGCAGCTATTGGAGCGGTCGCTCCTGACGTCGCAATCACGGTCGGTGGGTTTGCTGGCAGCGACGACCAGCGACGCTCAGCGACCAAACCAGCGAAGGGCAGCGACGCTGAGCGACCAGCAACGTCGCTGAAATCTCGCTCAGCGAAGAAGCCAGCGACGGTCAGCGAGCCGATAGCAACGCTTTACAGATGCGTGTGCGGTTACACCGATGAAAATCGATATAAGTACAGCGGTCATACCCGTACCTGCGAGAAATTCAAAGCGGACAAGGCAGCGAAGCAGGTCATCCCAGTAGATTTTTCATCAGTACCAGCGAACGTTGAGCGAGGCGAGCGATGAGCGACGATCAACTGATCAGCGACCCATCTGATCTAAAGAAATATCGGACAGAGCTTCCAAATCTATATGACGATGCGGGGCTTGATGTTTACGAGTTCAGATTGCTGGCGCATTACAAGCGGGTTGGCAAATGCACGGAAGGGCTTCCAACTACTGCGAAGAAATGCAGGATGAGCGAAGGCAAGGCCTCTGAGACCAGGCAGTCATTGGCAGATAAGCATTGGATATCTTTGCAAAAAGTGCCGATGGATAAAGGGCGATACCGCTTTATTGTGACAGTAAATGACCGCTGGATCGAGAATTTTGCAAAATATTCTGGGCTGTCGGTTGAAGATATTGCCGAGCAAGTCAAGAAAGCTAGTCCTTCACCACGTGAGTCTATACCTTCACCACGTGAAGCTAGTCCTTCACCACGTGAAGGGAAGAAAGAACTTATTAAGAACTTAAAAGACTCTCTCACTGGCGCGGATTTTGCAGGAATGACAGTTCAAGAGGCAAGGAAGGTTCCAACCTTGAAGATGTACGCAGAAGCTACAGACTTTTTCCCCGGATCTGTCACATGGGAGTATGTCCATAACTTTATTGTCGCAAATAATTTGACTGTAGAGAAAATCAAGGCGGCAGCTGTAGCATGGTCTATGCGTGGATATCGAAAAGAAAATGCTGAAGGGATTTTGCAATGGGCTCGCGATGGCGTTCCGCAAAAGAAAACAGGATCCGCGCAGAGCACCAAAGGTAAAACAAGTCAGAGCGGAAAGTCTGACATTATTGACAAGGTGCTTGGAGGTAGCAATGGCTGACAATAAAACAATATCTTTATGCTTAAAGACAATTTGCGCTGCTTATCCACGTTTTGAGATTTCGGAAGATACCGTGCGCGTCTGGACATCATTCGTTGGCGATCTTGATGGCGATCTTCTCACGGCGGCAGTCTTCCGGTTTATCTCATCTTCAGATCATGCCTTCCCTCCGTCCATCCCTGAGATACGCAAAGAAGCCACGGAAATGAGACGGGAAATATCTGGTGTGCCTAGTTCTTTCGAGGCATGGAATGAGGTCATAAAGGCGCCTACACCCAGTCCGCTTCCTCAGTTTCGTGATGGGAAATTCTTTGAGCCGGAAGATTATGTGTGGAGCCATAAGGTTGTTGGAGTTGTTGCTCGCCGGCTTGGATGGCCAAAGCGTTTCCCTGGCGAGAACGAAATTGCAGATCGAGCGCACTTTGTGAAAGCCTATGATGCTGAGGTGACCAAGCGAATGCAGACCGAGACGCAAATTCCACAGGTTACAAAATACATCGAGACACAGAAGCAAAACAATATGCAGCTAGACGTCTCCATCGAAATGAAAAGACTTGCAGAGTCGAGGAAGGTGTAAAGATGAACATGCAAACGAACATTGACGATATCCGCGCAGAGATCATGCGTCTCGAGTCCGCGCCGGCATTTGATCCAATGGCGTGGAGCAAGGTCCTTGCTGATCTGAGTGATCGCCCTGCAGGGCTCGAAGACGCCAAGCGCCGCATGGATACCGCGATGCGCAATCAACCGATGCGCGTAAGCACTGATTTAGGGATGGGCGGGAAGGATGTGATCGAGCTGGTGTTGGTGTCTGTTGCTGTGGAAACGGAGAAAATCCATGCCAGCAGTTGATCCAAGCCCACGAACATTTCAGTGCAAAGTTTGTAAATGGGTTCTTGGGTATAGCTATCGCGAACCAGGCAAGCACATCACTCATTTGAGGATCTTGCGCCATCCGTTTGAGCAGATCGAGGATTTCGTACCCGCTGCCAATCCGCGCCGGCCTGCTTTAGTCTATGCAGCGATGCAGGTCAATGACTGCGTAATTTTGTGCGAACATTGCGGTGCTGAGGTGGGATGGTACGCCAATCAAGGCGCCATAGAGCAGATTATCGAGCGGCGAAAAAACAGAAGGGATGCCATTGATGAGAAAAAAGAAATTCCGCCCTGATTTGAGCGATTACGAGATTTATATTATGGCTTTGGTAGATCGCTTGAACGAGAATTCTGTTTTGAAAATGTCGAAAACTGATGCGGTGAAGATGGCTATTGAGAAGGCGGTAAAGAACGTGCTGCCCGATGTTGATATAAAACCAAAGCGGAAGCGTTACGTTACATTAGAAATGTGATGTACATGCCGCTTAAACCATAGTTCGGCGGCACGCCGAGAAGGAAGGTATCATGTTTGAAAAAGAATTTAGAGAATGGTTTGAAAGCAATAAAAAGTGGTTGTTTAGCAGTGACCACTTGCAAGCCGCCTATTTTGCTTGGTGTGCTGGTATTCAGCAACAGCAAGCCGCCGAACACAGCGTGCACCCGACTGACGGGATTCTGCGCGATTTACAAGCCTCTTTCACGCCTCAGCAGTTATCTGCTCTCAGGCAGTTTTTTACCCCGTCCGTCATCGGGTAACGCAGTCCGTTGGGCGGACAATTTGCAAAGGAGCGTCATGGATTACGAAAAGTTTTATCAAGATATTTGTGCGGTAGTGGCGGCGAACCATTCCGACCCAGCCGAATTTGCTAATGAGGTTTTAGCAATTGTTGGTGCTACTAATACATGCAAGCAGCCCAACAAAGCGTGCATCGGATTGGCTGTAACGCACCGCGAAATGTGGACTGGTAATGAGTATGTTTGTGCGGATTGCGGCGTATCTTTATAACCCGCCAACCGCTAACGCAAACCGTTAGTTTGCTAGGTGCAAAATGACAAAGAATAAAATAAAGAAACGTATCAAATTTGCAGGTCAATGGGAAGGCACTGTTATTGCACAAGGCATGAAGCAGTGGCAGGGTCAGTTGAAGCGGCAATATAATCGCCATCGCGCAAAGAGTACGCAAACTAACAAAGCGCGCACTGGACAAGGGCGGGCGTGGCTCTGCAAAACTTGTATGTCGGTCAATCAAGATACTGAGCAAATCTGCGGGTATTGCGAATCCCCCCGCCCTTGCCAGTAACGCAAACCGTTCGGCGGACACGCTGAACACAGAAAGGAATTGCAAATGGTTTTACATGGCAAAATAATGAATCTGCAAGTTGAGAAGCGTAAGCAAAACGTGGCAATTGATGAGGCTTTGAAATCTCACAAGAATTTGCGCGATATTATGGTTGCTATTTATACTCGCGCTCATCGTGACGCAAGACACGCCGCAGCCGAGATTGCCGCCGAACAAAGTTTTGCACCTGACGAGGGCTACTGTCGCTGCCCTCACTGTGAGCGCGTGCATGATAATCGTGTTGCATGTCCTGAGTATCTCGCTAAATCGCAAAGCCACTAACGCTCGCCGTTGTCCTGTATTTATTAAATTAACACCCAACCAGAAGCAACGACGGTATAACCGTCAACCCATAAAGTTGTTCCGTCGTATTTCGCCAACGCTATTCTTGGCGTTGTCTGGTAATTTGCGTTGCACACAATGCCCGTAATTATATTTTCAACCCCAGATATTGCGTGTGCCGCAGTAGGGATGAGCGGCCCCGAAACAAACATTGATCCTGTTGCTGTATTCTTTGTAACGATTGGCAACACAACTGACAAGAACAATTTATTGTTTTCAATAATATATGTTCCAGTAGTTGATGTGGGATTTGTAGGAGAGCCGCCTCCCGATGTAACAGTACCAGCCCACGAAAGCGAACGAGTGTTAAATGTGGGTTGATGTATTAAATTTACATTGGTAGCCGTTGGGGTTGTCCATAAATGGGATGTACCAGACAAAGACAGCGTAGCGGCAAAGCGTCCAATATTCATTACCTCATCCGTAGAGGTGAAGTCTGAATATCCAGCGCAATACTTTTCGTTTGTAGTTGTTGACGAAAAATTAGACACAAGGCGAGCGTTAGGAATGCGGGCAAATGAAAGCCCCACCGCGCTTGAGTTTGAATCCCAAACAACATACGCAAAGTAGTCAATTTCTTTTGTTCCCAATGCAGCCGAGCCTGAATTAAACCAGTTCGTACCATCCGGCAGCGTGCGGGATAATGCCGCAGTCACCGAGCGAGTTGATGATCCTATTTTCAAGTGTATGGGACTCGTCGTGGATGGATCATCTCCGTTTTTGTTTTTCAAAGCTACAATCAAATCATTACCAGAAACAGTAACAGAAATAATGTATTCGCTCATTCCGTTTATTGTCTTTGCTAAATTATCCCCGCTAATCCACTTAGATTCTGTTCCAGTGTCAATTTCTATCCCATCCGCCGCGCCTAGTGTTGTTGCTTCTCCGCCATTAACTGTTTTTATATATACGTTATCCATGTTTCACCTTTGCGTTGATCCTAAAACTGCGCTTCTGTGTTCCGCTGATAATACGGGGATAAACACTTGTTGTATTATGTGCAACTCTTACATCCCCATTTCTTGCAATCCTTACATCCCCATTTCTTGCAATGCGAATATCATCAGCATTTGTTTTTGTTATCTGTGTATCAGATAATTCAGGCATCCGCGCCTGAATACTAAAATCCCGTTTCCGCACGCCACGAATGGTAATATAGTCGGTCACTTTTCACCCTTGCGTTTTACGATAAACGGGATGGTGACAATGTTCTGTACCTGCCCGTCCACTGTTCCAAAGATGGAGATAATCCAATTCCCCGCTTTTAGGTTTTGGGTCGTCTTTGTCAAAACGGAGTTCACCCCGCTAACTGACATTGAACCCGTCCAGTAGGTTGAGGATAAATCCGTATTCCCACCCTCTTTGTAAAACGTCATGGTCGGGGAAGTGATACCAGTTACAACGCCCGCCACGGGGATAACGTAGGCAACCTGATCGCCCTCGCGTGCAAAGACGGGTTCGCTGCTGGTTTCGTCATTTACAATACTGCTTTTTTGTGTCATCTGTATAATCCTAATCGCCGCGCCACCTTATCGGCATCGTCCTGTGTTTTCAATTCGGTATCTGCTACCGTTTCAATTTTGTTTACACTATACCCATACTTGCGAAGCTGCACCATAATAATCAACTCGTTCAATTTGTCCTGTTCAATCGCCGCTGTTCCTCTATGCACAAAGGATTGACCTTTCACAGAGATTGCAACAACTTCGCCGTTACTTTTTATAACAAGTTCATCAAGCTCTTTATAGCCTACCGTTCCACGCTTTAGAGATGTCCACCTGAACCGATGTTCTCTGACAATTCCCTTCGCAATGGCTTTCTCCAATGTCCGCGCTAATCGTTCTTCTCCCTGCGCTGCTTTCATCCCCTGAACCTGACCAGTGAGCGGGCGTTCTTTCTCTCTATTGATAAATGAGGTGTTCCCGCCTCTCGTCGGCTTGGGCGGGGTAAACTTAGTGCGGGGGAGTTTACCAAAACTTCTCATCTAATACCATAAATACTCAATAAGCATCCAGCCACAAGATTAGCCCCGCTTGTTGAAAAAAATTGCATTGTGCTTATTGGGGTTGTATTTTTCCAGTGGCCTGAATTTAATAATGTTAAAACGTCTGATGCTGAATACTCAGAAGTTCCAGCGATTGATAAAACAGACTTCCACGCATTACCGTAAACATTTGTGATGTAAGCAAGGAAATTTCCATGCGATCCGCTTGTCGCATTTGCGCCAGTAGATGTTCCTATTCCGTAATAAGTTGCCGCTGTGTTTTGTGTGGCAATTTGTGTTGTGTTTTGCGCCCCTTCAAACATAGTTCTATAATTTGCGCCACTGTCACCATTGAAGCGAACGCCGATAGTATCATTGAAAGACGCTGCATCTGTTCGCATTGAACCCATAATAATAACATTACTCAATCCACTTGGGATAGTTACGGTTATTGAACTTGTGGGAGATTCGAGAGATTGAGAATATATAGGGAAAAACGGAAAATTTATATCCAGTGTGTTTTGTGGGCTTGTGTTTCCAGCCACAAAATTATTACGCTGCTGGGTTTCATTTCCAATGCGTTTTAGAACGTCTAACTCTTGCGGAGTTAAGCGGGCGTTGTTCGCAATCTTTACAAGTAAATCACCCAATTCCATTACAACAACCTTTTTTTGAGTTTTGGGGCTTTATACATAAATGGATTGACTTTTATTTTCTGCTTCATGTATAGTTTCCGAAAGTCTGATATTTTCATTCCTGTTTGTTTCTGCTTGTAGTTTGGATAACAGAATTGGTAACTAGAAGGAATGCCAGCGAGTTTATTTTTATTCTTATTGTTTTTCTTCGGCATGTTTATTCCTATTGTAAAAATCAATATGATAAGCAAAACAAATTTCACAACACCCTCAACATGAACGTGACCGCGTTTGTCTCCGGCGTTACCTTTATCGGGTAAATACTCGGCGGGGCAAGGATGGCCTGAAAGTCATTATATTGGGGATAAGTCGAATTGACATGCACAAGGAAAGCACCCTGCGCCGCTTCTTCCAGCCAGTTTACGGTATCTTCTGCCTTCTGTAGTTTCCCGTTTACGGTCATATCTTTTACAGTGGCAGAGCATTCCAAAATGCGGAAGGATTCCGAGCGGGCAAACCCATTCGGTACAATCCCGCGAATATCTGGCGGGGTTAGTTGGTTGTCCGTGTGCATCCTCAAACGATAAGCAAACTTTCGCAAGTTTCCTTCACTGATATTGATTGTATCTTCTGGTGATACCATAAACGGATTTGCTGTGATCCATTCATCCGTACCAATCTTCTCATCAAGCTGATATTCAAAGTCCACGCGGATACCGTCACCGTTCAGGTTCTTAGTGGTCATGGTCATATCTTTGATAAACTTCGGAAGTTTTGAGGCTGTACCCATGTCAATTTCAGCGGATTCAATTACTGCCTCGTGCATGTACTTCACACCCGTATCATACAGGGGATTTCCCTTGTTGTACGGAAGTTCAATAAATACACTATCCCCGCCACAATCGAACCATAGACGGTTACGCCCGCTAGATACAGGCTGAATGAATACATCCCGAATCCTGCGGCCTGCTGCCCAGCCTCTTGCGAACTCGTGCCAGTTCAGACCGTCGTAAAGCATCACAGAGGATACCCCTGCGGGGCCAGCGTCTTTTGTAGACCCCGCGTCCTTTGCGACAAACAACCAGGCTATATAGGACGTATAAGCAGAATCCACTCCCTCACGCGACCACGGGAAGGAATTACTTTTGAAGCCTTGCCCAATATCATCCACGGTTCCAGCGTACACGCGAGAAGTGGAAAATAGCCAGTTGAAAAACACAAATGAGTTCCACGAGATAAACGCCCGCCCGTTATCGACAGAGGGCGTTTTCTTGATACCGTAATCAAGTTCTGTGTAGCGGTCATTGTCCACTGTTCCGATCTCGTTTGTCTTGCGAACCCAGAGGGTATTATTAGCTGTATCAATTCCAGTGATGTCTGTTGAAGTTGTACCAATAAGGATACTATTCCTAAATGCTAAATCAGTAGTGTACGCGGCTACAACATCAGCGCGTGACACAGACTTAGCAAGTCCCGTTGTGGTTCCGCCTGAAACAAGCGTGTTGTTATACCGCCAGATTTGCGTTTTACCATCAGCGGCAGAATATCCCAACGCCAGCCCGTAAGCGCATCCCTGACCCGTTGCCACGGTTTGAGCGTCCCATGAAGTTCCGTTATAAACACGGATAGCAGTAGAGTCGCCGCAGGGGAAATAACAGAATCCGTTTGCTTCCACGGGTCGCCCTGTTACCGTTGTTAGTCCATGCCCTGTTACTTCGTCCCAATCGTCGTCTGTTTCGTTCCACTTATACAGTTTTGTGGTGGCTTCGTCGGATACCTTGTAAAGATTTGTTGCATATATAAAGAACCACCAGCGACGGGATATATCTGCGTCGGTGAGGCGATAGTACATTGAGAATGTTGCAGCAGTCCAAGAGCCAGCATCAGCCGCGCCGGAGGCAGAATAGAACGAGGAAGTACCCGAAGTATCCACCCCAACTTCCCAATGGTTTTTATCATTATCCGCGTCCGCTCCACAAGCCACAATGTGATAAACCGTTGCGCTGGTTAGTGCTTGTGTGCTTGTCCAGTCAAAGGCTTGTAAAACAGATATAGTATCTGTAACGTCTGAGGTTGTAATATCCACAGTCTTTGATACGGTTGACGATGGACTTCCGGCGGAGTTTGTACGGAGTTCAACTGTCAATGTCCCAGGTGTTCCCACCCTGCGAATCCATAGCCATACTTTATCGGCACTATAAGACGCGGAAGCGGTAACGGTTCGGGAAATGCTTTGAGTCGTGCCATACAAACCGCGCCATGACTTCGAGCCGACTAATGCCATATCCTGACTTCTGTACCCGCTTGCAATTTGCCATTGCAGAGAAGGAAATAAATGCCCAGGTATCCAAGTGCAGGCTTCTTTCGCGTCCTTGTATCTGCTTGGGTCGTCAGAGAATCTTTCCCCACCACGCCCGCCTGACCAATCGCGCTGCTCGTCGAAGTCACCAACCTTGCGCCCTTCGGCATTCAAGACTACTGAGAATTGATCCTGAGTTTGAAAGGATACGGACGGCCTGCCTGTCAATTGGAAGTACCACCGTCCACGAGAATGACGGTCATTGAGTTCTAGGTTGAACGGGGGAGGAATGTTAGCTTTTGCCATTATGCCAGTTTTCCACCAAAACGAGAGCGGGTATTACTTTTGCTACCTACACTAAAAAATCGGGCGGACTTGGCTGGTTTTTGTATCTTGTTCTCTGCCAGTGCCTGCGGTAAATGCTTTGTTCTGTATTCCCCTTCAAGCCAAAGGAAGTAGGAAGATGAATCTTGATTCTCATCCCTGCGGTTATACCATTCCAAAAGTTTGATGATTGAAACACAGGTAGCCACTTTGGGATGTACATATTCATTGATGATCGAATTGTACGCAGAGATAACAGGATGCGCCCCATCGTAAACCAAGCGGACTGTATAACCCGCGTCAGTAGATGGGAGATATAGGATTGACGCAACTCCACCGGATGTCAACTCGTTACGCATGTCCGTAACACGGACGGGAGGGCCGTCATTGTAATCAATCCATACCTGCTTCAATCCGCGCTTCACAGATACGGGAATGCTATATTCTGTCTGGTTATTCACCGTTGTTAGGCTAGTATCTGCGTTAAGCGGCAAATCTCCAAGAGACTCAAGTCCCCGATTGATAGAGAAAAGGATTTGAGACAGGGGAAATTTATCCTGCTTTGCCAGCATGATTGTATCACCCGAAGCAATTGCATCTGTGACAGTTGCAATCGTTCCTGTGAAAGTGTCATCAGCATAAGCAGAGCATACCGACCATTTTCCTTCGGGGGATGCATTTGCGCCTGCCGCATCCCTTACGACAATGGCAAGGTAATTTTTATAAACGTCCTGCTCCGGCGGATTCTCAAAGTTACCAAAGTTTGTATTTACAAACGTGGTCGCGCTGCCGCCAGTTGCATCGAATAATCCAAAGTTAGCCTCAACCTGCCCAAGTTCACTAAGGATATTTTGTACGAGGTTGGTTGCGAGAAATGCCACGTTTCACCTTCTTTGGAATGATTTCCATTCCCAATTCTTCGGCTAGTTCAAGCGACATAAAGGTGAAGCCGTCAGAGGTCTTCACCTTTACACGCTCGTTTCCCCTGAACTCTTTTACCGCCCCAAAATGAGTCTGGTGGAATTTTTTTTCATGTCCGACTGGCCCAAAATAATCAGGGTCTTGGGATGTGTTAATCGTAGAAGGCATATACAATCGCCCCTGTCCCTGCGGGTTTGCAGAAACAGCCTACATTAAATTCAATCCCGCCCATCTCGGTTAGGTCTACCCATTGCCCAATTGCGGTAGCACAATCAGCGGAAAACAAAACAGTTCCAGTATCCGTCTCGGAGAACTCAACCGAAGAAGCGGCAGAACCGCCGTATAAATAAAATCCCATCAAACGAACCGGCTTTTCGCCAAGTCGTGCAGCGGATGCGGCTGTAACAGTTTGAACATTATATTTTTGCATAGTGCCTCTTTAGTAAAACCCAACGCCCAAATGAGCGCAATTCAAAGACCAATCTACATACAGTGG